AGATATTCAACAAACTGTCCAACAGGCGTCATCTCAAATGGTACTTCGATGCGCACACAGTTCTTGAGTAGCAGGTTTTGCTGCTTTACCCAGTCTTCTTGCTTGATTGGCGGGTACTTGAACAGTAACCGCTCCATTACGCGCTGGTTAAACATATTGAAGTTGTCGAACTCAGCGGTTGTTAGCTGTATCTCTTCGTGGTCAAGAGTCAGGAACCACAGAGGTGGATCACTCTTGAGTTGGATAAGCGAACGGTTGTTTGGCAGGAACTCTTCCTGCCCGATTCCGTGACGACGTTGTCCGCACATCTTAGCGTCACAGTATCTGCACAGTGGCTCTTGGGCACACTGGTACTTGTAGTCCTTTTTCTCATAGGACTTGATTATGGCGTCTACTTCTCTGTCAGGTAAAGGATCTGAAAACTTCTTATTGAATTTATGAAGCATTGATTTCCAGTCCGATGGCTCTGCTTTTTTGAGGTACACTGCTACATTGGACAATGTTACGTTTCGGTTCTCTGATTCTTTGGTTCTCTTTTCGAATATATAATTCAGGCAAGGTGGACCCTCTGGCAGCAACTCCTCGGTTCCCAACTTGGGAACTTCAAGGTTGCCAAAATCTTCTAACGATAATCTACGCTTTGTTGCGTACTCAATAAATGCTTCTGGGTTTAGTGCCTGACCTTCTTCGTCAATGGCATACTGTAACGTGGGGTTACCGCTGTACGGCATATTGATCCAGTTGCCGTACTTACTGTCGTCTTTGCGGTTACCAATCTTTGGCTGCTTCGGATATATCTCACAGACGCCTTGACCAAAGAACGCACTGTACGTCTTTAGCTTGTCAATCATATCCTTCGCTGGAACAGGCTCCGACATGAACAGGTAGACGTGCGCACCGCCAGACTTGGAACGACATATAATAAACGGCAACTTATGCTCGTTGACGCTGGCTCGTAAGTCTTCAATGGTACTGGAATCTTGGTACACGTCGATGTCCAGTGCGCCCCACATAACTTTGTTGTCTTCAAGGATTGGTGTACAACCAATCAGGCGTTCGCCTTTGATGTGCTCCTCCCACACATCAACAGTTAATTGGGACTTTACTAAAAAAGATTTTGAATCTTGCTTACCATCCCTGTCACGAACTTTGCCTGTCAGTTTTGTCTGACCAAAGACGTTAGGGTTGGCTTTGAATAGTTCGTTAAATTGTGTAGCTAAATGTGTAAGTGGGATCATGGCAAAAAAACCTTGGGGGAATAAACCCCCAAGGCTTACGTGTGGTAACTTAAGATAGTTTAGAACGGAGACGCTGCAATGGCTGAATCAACCAACTGAGGAGTCTCTGAAGTTTGTAACAGAGGAGTATCAGTAGCTGCAGAGTATGTTTCAGCAGCCAAGGATAACAGATCTTCATCTTTCTCCAAGTCCAGCGGAGTGCTGTTAGTGATGCTGAAGTTATAGTAGTCATCACCATTTTTGTTTGTTTCCAGTGTTGTTCCCAGTTCCCATTTTTGAGCAAAGAGAGGAGGTACAACACCCTTAAGAGCATCGTCTTCATATCTGAATCGGTTGATGTCGTTTGTGAACTTCCTTGCGACACGAAGCTGTGATACCGTGAACGGAATAACAGCTTGTTCCCACTCACCATTGATGTTGAGTAGAACAAAGAAGTATGTTGTGAAACGCAGTTCGTTGTCACCAAGCCATTCGTCATACTGACGTTCACGACCCTTCTCATACTTGGGATTGGACGTGATGCTTAGCGGGTGCGTAGCTACATAGCCACCACCACTACTGCGTGGAACCCATTCTGTGTACACGGATTGTGTAAAGCATGGGATGATTTCAGCAGGTTGTGGTATCACGGTCTTGTTCTTATTAAAGAACAAGTCACCAGACTCTGCCCCCTCGATGTATTCTTCTTTTTGTTTCTTCAGTTGAGGAGACATATCCTGTAGGATACGAATAAAAGGCATAGCGGAACCTGAATCCAGATTCTCTGTGCCCTTGCCTGCTACGGTTGTGATATCGAATGCCATAATTACTTTTGGTTACTTGTTTTACTTTTGGTTACTTATGTTACTTTGTTACTTTTGCTCGCTTACCTTGGTATATACCAAAGGCTTCACGAGGTATAGATGCCGCTAGTTCTGGATCTTCCAGTGCGTCGCGACAAAAGGCTTTGAGCGTTGCATTGTGGACAGTAATTTTAACGTCTGCATCGATGCCGAACTCTCTTTGTATCGTTTCGACAATTGCTTGAGCTTTACTATCCTCTGTTCGTCCGAGTTGGATTCTGATTTCATTCTTGATGATTGAGTCATTGTTGGTGTCACGCAGCCAGTTGAATGCTACGTCTGGATTTTGGATACGGGCGTCTACAAACTGTTTGATGGCAATCTTCTTGCCGTCGCTTAGTTGTAATGTATCCACACCAGCAGTTTCCATAATCATTGGAATGTGTTCTTCTGCCACAGTCTTGCGTACTTGCTTGAGTTCTGACAGTTCTTTCTCTAGGTCGAGTACGTGCTCGTCCAGTTGAACGAGTTCCTCTGCTTTAGCGGTAAGTTCGCTAAGCGGAACATCTCGTGGTTGTTCCACTTGGATTTCTCCAATAGGAATGATTTCTGGTTCTTCTAATAATGGATCAGTCATTGTTATATTGTGTTAGTTGCGATATGTCCGACTCTTGCATAGCCAGCGATATCAACCCAGTTATCTCTTTTGTTTGAGTGCATCTGGCGTGTTAGCTTAAGAGCAATCATACCAAGTGCCACTTGATTGGGTGTGATCTCTGTCTCAAAGAGTACAGACCATATCTTTGCGATACGGTCGAATTCTACTTTGCAGTCGCCGTAGTCTTCTCGTCGGTCTCCATTGGTTATCTGGAGAGCTTCTTCTAGTATATCTTTTTGCATATTGTGTTAGCACCAAGTTGGTCCGAGATCTATATCGGCAACAACTGGAACTTTGAGTGGTATAGCATTCTCCATGATCAATTTTAAGTCAAGACTTTCTTGCTCAGAATTGACCATGCAGTTAATTTCATCGTGAACTGGAAGACGTAAATCAAAGCCAGCGCGGTACGCATCAACCATAGCTTTCTTTGCTTGGTCTGCTGCAGAGCCTTGAATCAATCGGTTAAGTGCCTTACTGACAAAGGCTCTGTTAAGCTGCTGGTCTGGATACTTCTTCTCTGCTGCTTCTCGTGTCTTTACTGGAGACTGGTCAAAGCTTGGTGTCCAGAAGTCAAAGCGTGCCTTGCGACCAAGTATGGTGCGGATATGACCAACTTTGTTTGCTCGGTTCATTACATTGTCAAAGAGAATCTTAAGGAACGGTGCTTCAGCATTGAACTTCCGCTGCGTCGTTGTACACATCTCTTCGGATATACCGAGAGTTGATGCCATCTTTTTGTTGCCCATACCATAACTGATGCCCAAGCAAAGCATTTTGCAGGTGTCGTATGGTAGACCAGTGGCTTTCTCAAAGAATGAATACAGTTTCTCACCCTTCTTAAAAGACTCCAGAGCATCTACTGCTTTAGGTAACGGCTTTCCGAACTGACCAAGCAGCGCGTAATGTACTTGGAGTCTGGGTTCTTGGGAGCTGTAGTCCGCTTTGCACCAGAGCTTGTCTTTTTCAGCTATGTAAAGCGCACGGATCTGCTTACCAATAGAGCTACGCTTAGGTACTTGCTGCATATTGGGATTGCGAGACGAGAGCCGACCAGACCTAGTGCCTCCGTGATCGGATGCAGTCTGTCTGAACTCTGCGTGTATGTACCCCTTGTGGTTGCCGTTCAATATGATGTCTTCAATGAATACCTTCCGAAGTCTGTTGATGCTGCGAGCTTCCTGTATCTGTTTGACCTCTGGGTGTTCGCAGTGCTCCAAGAACTCTTTTGATACTGAGTAGTTACCTTTCTCTGTACGTGGAACAACAAGACCTAAGCTTTCGCAGTAGCGACCAAGCTGTGGTGGTGACCAGATGTCCAGATTCTTGAACTTATCAGTGAGCATCATCTCACGTTTTTTCAGCTCGTTGTTCAGTTGCTCCGCACTGTCCAGATTAACTGGTACACCCTTGAGAGTCATGTGTACCAGAACGGGTACGAGGTCGCACTCCAGTTGCCATACGTCCCATACATCTTCCTCTATGAGCAGTGGAATCTGTTTCTGATAGATGTCCCATGTGTAGCGTGCATCGCGCTCTGCATACAGTCCTACGTGCCGTGCTGGTAGCTTCCACATACCACTCTTTGCATCTACGCCGTAAGCATTGGCAGCTTCTTCAAGATGCTTTTCTTCCTTCGTAGTGCCTAAGTATTTTTTGCACAGCGAGTTGAGTGAGTATGTAAACTTCTCTTCGTCAATCAGAGCTTCGGCTACCTGAATGTCCCTAATGTGGCTTGAGACAGAAATCCCAACTGTCTCAAGCCATCCTAGGTCGTAGGTTGCATTAGCAAAGATTAGCTCTTTGCAACCTTTAACTACATTACTCACATATGAAAGGACTATGTTCTTATCAAGATTGTCGCCGCTCATGTGATCGAATGGCAGATAGATCTCTGTGTGCTTGTCTGCTAGGGCGATGCCAACGACGTGACCGTCTTTGTGCTTGTAGCCTGCTCCGCGTTTCTTGAGGTTTGGGTCACAGGTTTCAAGGTCAATGGCTACTACGTCGCCGAGCTGTGGAAGCACCGAGGGTGGTCGCCACAGCGAGTCTGGCTCAAATAAAGGTATTTGCATGTTAGTTTGTTACCGACGAGATTAACTCTCGGTTGATTTCGGCTGTATCGTTGCCATATATAAACAAGTGGCTACGCTTTGTGGTCCTCCATTTCCTTATCGATGTCCTCTCTGGTACTAAGCCAAAATCTTCCCGCATCAGAAAGAATCCAGTCCAGACGCTCCGTGTCCTTGCGGAGTTCTTCCAATTGGTCGCATTGTACCCACTTTTCCCTTTCGGCATTTGCCAGCGCAACACTAATATCCGTTGGCTGCGTCATCACCAAGCCCATAAGTTTAAGCGCGTCCTCGTGCTTTTTGCGAAGCTCGGCGTTCTCTTGTTTAATCTGAGCCGTATTTACCCGCTCTGCCACTTCGTCGTAGTTTGCGACCTGATTAGTCCTGAATACCTCAGCACGCTCTTCGGCTTCCCCTAGTTCGCCCAATGTTAGTCTTCCCTTGAGGAAACTGTGAACGTGAGTCATTAGTGAGAGTAGTTGGTTATCAAGTCTTTTGTATTCTGATTCGTTAGTTTTCATAAGTTAAGTGTACGAATTGGGACAAATTTGGATGCTTTTTTGTCCCAAATTTAGGTCATTTTTGTGGTGTGTTTTGATTCACAATCTACTTGTTATCTAAACGAAGTCGCTCAACCTCCTTTTCAAGATACTCGATCATTCGTGCAGCCGACAAAAACCAATCACGCTCTTCTTGCGTTAATCTGCTCCTGTCGTCTTTTTGTGACTTGACCCTTAAAACAACGGACATTTCTCCAGTTGATATATTGTTCGGTATTTTCATAGTGCTGTTAGTTTGTATTTCTTACCATCTACCTCAATGACTTTACCGTCGCAGGGTTGGCTACGTGGTGTTCCCTTATTGTCGCCGTCACTGGTCTCGCGGTAAGTCTCCTTACCATCGGAATCATATTCCCGTTTCAACCAGTAGCCGTCACTGCTCTCGTAGTAAGTCTCCTTACC